CAGGAATAGTGTTACGGATAAACCAAGCGTGTGGGCTTGTGAAGTAATGGTTTACTTTGAATCCACCAGGCAAGTAGTTACCAGACTTAATGACGTTAATGTCATTGTTGGCATTACCTGTTTGGTAGCTAGAGTGAAGAATACGTTGAGCATTAAACACTTCTTGACGAGCAATGTGAAGATCTTTAGGTTGAATAGCAACTAACAAACCACGGTCGTTTTGTAAACCCATGATTGCAATTACTGCATCTTCTAAAGCTGCTTCAGACAAGTCAACGTCAACAGTAGGCTTGTTAGCAAACGTACCACCAGTAGTATTTGGGTGAGCTGTAGAGCACAAAGGTACNCCATCACCACCTAAATAAGTACTGTTAAAAGCACGGTTGTAAACGTTAGCTCCAACGTTTTCTTTAGTTTGTCTAAAAGACATAGCTAAAGCAGCAGCACGTTTCTTAGATACTTGCTCATACAAGTTGTCGTCCATTTCTTCTTTAGTCACTATGTAACCCATTGCGTAAGCAACGTGTGTATAGCGAGTAATAAAGCCTTGGATTTCAGAGTCGTATTGAACTCCAGCACCTTGTTCTTTTACAGGAACAAGACCGAAGCCAGTTAACTCAACATCTTCCTCATAGTTTTGATTGGATGTGTCTTTATCAAAAAGAGCTGTGTACTCTTCTGGATGCTCATTGTAGGTTTGACCCCACCAAGCTTTGACACCAGGCCATAGTGCTTTGGGATGGGAACCTGTGGTAATTACACCTGCCATTTTATTTCTCCTATTTAATTAATTAGATTAAGCTGTACCTTGGGCTTGCTTAAAGAATGCTTTGTTTAGAACAATATTTACTTTAGCATAAGAACCAGCGGCATTATCTGAACGTTGAGCAAATCCAATAACTGTGAATGGTAATCCTAAAGAACCACTTGTACCCAATGCGGTAACAGTAGAAGCTTTAAGAGTCAAACTAGATTGGGGTGAAGACTGTGACAAAGAGTCAGCAGCAGTGTAGTTACCACCAGCATTTTTAAATACGTCTGCTAAAGCATAAGTATCAGCTTGGATTTCATACACAACATTAGGATCTGTCACTACGTAAACATAGCGAAGACCAGCAGATTGTGGAATATAAAGTTTACCAAGGTCAATGTCAACACCTTGTAAACTAACACCAGGATCAGCAGGACGAATAGAAACAATAACACCAAGAGGCTCAGTGCTATCAGCGGTCATTTTAGTAATGTAAGCAACACCGTTTGTATCAGAACCACCAGCGTATGTTACTAGGTCACCAATAGCGTAGGTGTTAGTAGCATCGTTAGCAATTGCAAACAATTGGCCTTGCTCGTTGAATGGTGCGCCAGTTACAGTTCCAACTGGAGACAGACCACGAGGGCGGGAAACGTTAGCCATTTAAGACTCCTTTAAATTAATTGTTAAGTTTTATTCCACCTGTAGGTACATAGAATGCTGGATTTTCTCCAGTAATCTTACCTCTACGAATAGAAGAATCAATCGTATTATTTTTAGCTTGAAGTTCGGCTTGATCTTCCTCATACCATTCTTGCCTAATCTTCATGAGGTATCCGTATTGTTCTGAGCCTTCAGCACGAGGATTTACAAGATACCTAATTCTTTCTCCGAGGTCACCATTACGGCTAACTACGTTTTCACTCACACCACCTACTTCGGTAGGGGTTACAAATTCATATCCATTATCTAGTGCTTCTTGAATTCTACCTCCTACGTCTGTAAAGACATGTAAGTGGTATCCTTCAATTTGTTGTCTAACACTTATCTTGGCTTCTGTGCCATTAAAAGTGTTGCGTCTTTTACGAGTTTTACCATCTGTAGCAGGAGTAGGAGCTTCTATTGCTGCTTTTCTTTCTTCCAACTTCTCTACTAGACGATCACGTTTTTCAAACTCATTTAGTGCTCTTGGCATATCTATTTCCTTTCTAAGTTTACTTTAAATTAAGACCAATCAAAATCAGCTACATACTGTTCACGGGTCATAAGTTTTTGTTTTACAAACCGATCACAAGCTGCTTTTGCTTCAGCAGGAAGATTATCATACGATTGAGCATTACTGCCGCTTGTGCGACTTTGCCTACCCGATCCAGACTCTACTCTGCTGCTAGGACTTTTCTTTGTACCAAACTTATTAGGAAACTCTTCTGCTAACACTTCATCAAGCTTGTCTAAAAAAGGTTGTCCTTTAAGACTTGGAAACTCTAGTCGAATGCTTTCACCTAATCCGTTTGCAATAGTTGTCATTCTTTTATCTTCACCAAACCACTTGTTACTGTCTAACCAAGTTTGTAACTCAGGTTCAATAGTAGGTGTAGGTGGAGCTACAGGAACTCTATCTGCATCTTTAACGGCTTGTTTAGCTTCTACTAGTTCTTCCTTAGCTTGATCTAAGGCATCATCTAGAGCGTTAACTTTCTTTCCATCCCCATCACTAATAGCTTGGGCACGGCTTTCTTTAATTTCTTCAATGCGTCTCTCGTAATCTTGAGCTTTGCGTTCAAAAGCTTCTTTTTGAAACTTCTTAAACTCTTCCGCTGCTAGTTTAAATTCTTGTAGTTGTTGTTTAGTGCTCTGTAAATCTTTTACAAGGTTTTCGTTGTTCTTTCTAAGAATAGGAAGAATCTCACGACCTCTCTTTACAAACACATCTGCATCAACCCAATCAGCTTCATTACCACGAAAACGTTCTTTTGGAACCCATCCTTGGGATTCAGCCTCATGAAAAATTTCTGCGGCTAGTTCATTGTTACTAGTAACATTTGCATCATCGCTCATATCTTACTCCTATCTTTGTTTAAGTGTCAACTTAAGTTTTAGCTAAATAAGGATCTACCAAGTCTACATCAGCATCCAAGGTTCCCGTAATGTCTTTATCGTTAATCATACGGTAATTGTTTCCGTCTTTGCCTAAATACAACAGTCCAGCGTATTTAGCAAATATAATCTTATCCCCAACTTTACACCAAGGTGCAGGTTCATCGGCATAACATTGGTCACCCATTGCTATAACAATACCAGTTGTATTGCCCATTTGTTCTCGTGCTTCAGTAGTCTCAGTAGTTAAAATAATTCCACCTTTGGATACTTTTTTAACTTCCTGGGGCTTTACAAGAACTCGCCAACCTACGGGATTAATTCCAGAATCATTGCTCATTTATAACCTCTCTAGTTTCTTTTGACTCGTATAAATCTTCATACTCTATATTAAGGATAATTGCGATTGCTCGGCATCTACCTTTAACTTCCTCTTGGTCGTCATAAGAATTGTTAACCAATCTTCATACTCTATATTAAGGATAATTGCGATTGCTCGGCATCTACCTTTAACTTCCTCATCTTCATCATAAGAATTGTTAACCAACCCTTCTTTCATCATTTCCCTATCGTTAGCTAACATCTTCATCAGACGTTTAGTAACTGGGTGTTGTTTCCACTCTTCAAAATTACCTGGGCTTACTGCTTCCATTTTCTCTCCTTACTAAAAAACTCTTACTGAGGTAATTGAGGCATCTCCTGTTGTTGAGGCTGTCCCATACCTTGTTGACCACCCATAAGATTACTTACCATGTCATCTCCAGGGGAATCTTTACCATGCTTCATCATAGTGTCGTACACACTATTCATTGTGCTTATTGCAGTTAACAAACCTTCTCTACGTTCTCTTTGTAAACCAATTTGCATATTAATTTCTTGTATACGCATTTTCTCACCCTCAGTAGCAATGCCAATCTTAATAGCCTCTGCTTCTGCTTGTAGTTTTTGAATCTGAGCTTGGTTAAGTTCTGCTTCAGACATAAGTTTAAGCAAAGCCATTTTCATTTCTAATTGGTCAGAAGCTTGTTTAGCCTGTATCTTAAGCTGTTCAATTTGTAACTTAGGGTTAACTGGTGGGGGTACAGCATTAGGTCCTTTAGGATCTGGCAATACCTTTTCAATATTTGTAATTTTCATAGCTCTTAAGAATGTACGTTCTACTTCATAACGGTTATACAAACCAGGAGTAGCAGCCACTCTTGAAGCTATACCCATAGCTTGATTTAATCTTTGTGTATCAGATGTAATACTTGGGTCAGCAGTTGGGCACACATCTGTTACAGGACCCTCATAATCACCAGTTAAAATAATACCTGCATTTGTGGCATTAGATACGTAGTGTGTGTTTTCAGAAATAAAGATTTGGTTAAGTCTGTATAACTTACGAAACTCTTGTTTAAGACTACGATGAGTACGTTTAAAGATACCGTTAAATATCTTCATACCTTGTTCAGCCATAGTA